AATCCATTGTAAGCTAATAATTGCAGTTGCCTGTATTATAGAACAAGTAATACTAATACTAGCTGCTACCCATTTATAAATAGTTAAGTTCATTTTTTTATTTGATTATAATATTGATCTACTCTTTTTAACCATTCATATTTAGCTTGTTTAAATTCTTCTCCTTCAAATACAAATTTTTGAAAGTAATTATCTTTTGTACAAATAAGATTAACTCCTTTTTGTATATTGGTTCCATAAATTTCGTTGTGTGCTAAAGCGTAAGCAGCTAACTGTATTTTGTAATCCCCGATCCACTCTCGTCGTTTAGGTTTATTTGATTGTTTGAAATCGATTATCGCTTCGCCTTCCTCATATATTCCACAAACATCCGTTTGCCCTGCCCAAAGATCTGGATAATACAAACAACACTCAACTCCCCATAGTTCTGATAGTTTATTCTTTAAACCATTCTCAATGATTTGAGTTGCCATAACATGAGCTTGGTGACCAACATCAGTTAAATCAAGATAACCTTGTCCTTCTAAATACTTCTCTATTATAGAATGCATCGCCGTTCCACGATTCGCAGCTTCATTCTTAATTTTATCCGCTTCAACATCACCAACTCTTTCTTTCCATGAATCGAGAGCTTTCTTTTTGTCTTCCGGCATCGTAGCTGAAAGGATCGTAGTCACCGATGGTAGTTTAGTTGATTTAATTTCATAGTGTCTCTTTTCATCAATAAGAGAACGCATAGATTTAGGATAATCGAATTTAAAATTTTGTTTCATAATTATATTCCACACATTCCTTCACATTCGTTATTAAATAAATCTATCTGGTCATCTTTCTTATCTTCAAAATTAACTTGGTCTATTGGAAGACAATCTTTATGTAAAAAAACCTCATCATCTGTTTTTGTTCCAGTTCTAATTAATTTATCAAACTCTATAACTTTTTCCCATTCTTCTTTATTTTCTTTAACTTTTCTCCATTCTTCATTATTGTGGAACGGACAAAAAGTACAAGCTGATCTTGGTGGTTTTGGATATTTATTCTTCTCCATCCAAGTCATACAATCTTTACGATTCATTTTTAAATCAATTAATGGATAAACATTTTTAATATATTTAACTCTATTTGGTTTGACTCTATAAATTTCATCCATTGATATACCCATTAACATTTCAACCACAGTTCCTTTTTTCCTTTTTTCTCCTTTTTTTAACCCTAAAAGATTTCTTACTTTTTGATTAACTGGTTGTATTTTATAATCATTTGTACATTGTCTTCTTAATAATCCTTTTTTTCCTGTTTTTTTATCAACACTAAAAACAGGTATTGTTAAAAATTTATATTTTCCGTTTACGGCATTAATAGTATCTTCCCTTAAATTTCCTTTTGATACGATATACACAGAATAAGACAATTGTTTTGTTAACCACTTTAACCAATCATAAACACCTTTAGGTTCAGCTCCTGTGTCCGCAAAGATAGCAGCATCAACCATTGGAACTTCTCCTTTGTTAATCATTAATGCTAATGTTGATGATTGAACACCAGCTCCCAATGATAATATTCTTAAATTAGATTTCATTTTCTATCAAAAGTATAGTTAGGTTTTAATCTTATTTTATCATTTATTTTTTCCAGTTTAGCTTCTCTTAAAACCCAATTTATTTGGTTAATAACATCGGGCGGTAATGTTTTCTTTTCTTTCTTATCTTCTTTTATATAAGACCAATCTATCTCATTATAATTCTTTTTAAATTTATCATCGGGTATGCGACTTCTTCCGTCCCAACCTTTACCCCATTCAGATCTTCTTTTATTCTCTTTAACCATTAATGTAGTGTTGTATGATTAAAAGGTTCTGTTTTTTTAGATTGTTTTACAACTGTTCTTATTACTTCTTCAAACTCACCTTTGTGTTTGAATACAGTTTTATATAATCTTAATGCATGTGACATCATTGTAGATGCAACCATTTGTGGTTCATTAGTTCTTAAAACTAACTCAACCATTTTGTCAAACAGTTCTCCGTAGATTATCTCAAGCTCTAATTCTTTACTTTTTTTTAATTTTTTCATGATGTTTTCTTTTTTTAATTTTAATTTTAATCAATAACAAACCACTCATTCCAATACATTTTCCCCATCTTCCAACATTTATAGTTGGATAAGTATCTGGATCTTTAAAACTTTTAGAATGAACGGGTTTAAATTTTATTTTTTTTCTAAATTCTTTATTTTCTGTTCTTAACCAATGATATTTATAACCTTTTGGTGGTTGAGGTATTTCTAATGTTGTTGGTGGCATCCATATTTTTCTTGCTACATATTCTTCTTTTCTTTGCATTACATATTCTCCTTACATTTTAAAACCTTATCAATAAACGTACTAGATAAAAGTTTTATCTTATTTTTTAACTTTTTATTTTCTTTCTTTAGACGATCAATAATTTCATCTAAATCATTGGGGCCACGTTTCATCATTTATATATTTCAAATATTTGATAAATTATAACTCCAATTATAATTATAATTACTACTTGTGTTTTATTTTCTTTCTTTAAACGATTAATAATTTCGTCTAAATCATTAGGTCCGCGTTTCATCATTTATACCAATCAAAAATTTTAACAATGATAAGTACAATTATAGCTATAACTATTATTTCTATAATGATACTCATTTTTTCCTCCTTTTATTTCCAAAAGCATCATACTTTTTATAATAAACTTTAAATAATTTAGTTAATTCTTTTGTGTTCATTGTAAAGACTCCAGTTCTGAATCTGAAAATTCAAATATATCTTTACCATCATAAGCCACTTCACCTTGAGACTTACAGTTCTTACATTGATGAACTTCATCATAACAATCTTTAATATAACCATTACCACGACAATCTTGGCATATAATTTTATTAGGTTTATTTTGCGTGTCCATTTTTATATCCTTTTGATTTAGCGTTTTTAATAGCCAAGTGTTCTATAACTTTACTTATACTTAATTCTGCATCTGTGTATTTTCCTGTTAAATACATTAAAGCATTGTAAGCTTTTATGTTTACGGATACCGATTTATATTTATTTGGGTCTGCCATTTCTTCTCCTTTTGTTTATTTATTTATGCTTTCTTGCATAGTCATATGGGAAACTATAACACTAAAAACAAGTGTTGCAACATAATTATTTTTAGGCTATTGTATAGATCTCTTCTCACACACCTTACTGTTTGCACGTCCTTTTTAGGACGTGCAGGCAAGATAATTATTTGTTACCTTTCTTTTTGTTTTCTAAAGACCACATTGGTTGACAATTTTTATAATTAAAACATATTTCTATTTGTTTTGGATCTGTTCTATCAAAGGTTGAAACAGCTTTAATATGGTCTACTTCCCACAAACCATAATTTTCTCTTGTCATTCCTGGTTTAAATAATTTTTCTAAATGTTTCCAAAAAAACTCTATATTTGGAACACCCACATATTCAAATGATTTTTTGCTTTTATCTGTTCCTTTTAAAATTCCCCTAGTTCTTGCACGCATTGCTTGTATTATTCTAAATGAAGGATCTTTCATTTTTTTATAATATCTTTTTTTTGCTGCTAAATTTCTTATTTTTCTATTTTTACAAATATATTCATACTGTTGTTTTAATATTTTTTCTTTATTTACTAAATATAATTTTTTTTGATATTCAATTATTTTTTCTTTATTATTTAAATAATATTTTTTTCTTTTATTTAATATTTTTTCTTTATTATTTTGATAAAATTTACGTCTAGTAATTTTTTCTTTATTTTTATTTTTATAAGGCATATAAATATAATACCTTTTTTTCAACCCTTTGTCTATTATCTTCTTCCTTGACCTTTATATTCTTTTCTATCGTTACGTTTATTGGGGCTTTTTGAATGACGTCCTGGACGTTTCTTATTGGTTTGGGTAATAAATTTACCGTTTCCTAAACTTATTTTACGTGCCATTATTTTTTACAACTACAGATTTTATCTTCACTATCATTAGATTTTAATTTTACACCAGCTAAAAGACCTATAAATCCCCCGATGATTGTTTGAAATGCTGGAGCTATTAATTTAAATATTTCACCATTGTCTACTTTTTCATCAAATAGACCAACCATTAAAGTCATAACCATACTTAGTACAACAATACATAAAGTTATTGTTACTAGTGTAGTTACTACAAACGTTAATTTTTCTTTGTTCATTTTTCTGTTTCCGTCATTAAACCAATACGTGTACTATTAGTAATTGGTATGTATTTAATTACTCCGTTAACATATTGTTCGGATTCCTCGTTACATAAAGCACATCTATAGAAGTTTTTGTATAAAAACAAGAGTGGAGATAAAGAATGACAATAAGGGCAAACACCGTGCTCTATTTTAGCATTTAAACTTAAAGCTAACTTATGTTTTCTTAATTTTTTTGGCATTTATTTTGTAGAACATATCATCTGAATCATCTGTCTTCCAGTTTTTATTTTCTACATTCCAAGACGAAGTCTGGACTTTATAGTCTGGCCTATGTGTAGAAGTAGTAAAACTAGGCACGTTCCACAAAATACGATTATTAGGCTGAATTGCATAATTACCGTTATCAAGAGCGATAACATGACCGCACTTATGTTGATCAGGTATTTCGGAATGTTCAGTATCCACGATATTAGATTCTGGATGGGCCCAATCAATCGTAAATAGATATTCACCATGATAAAACTTTTTGTTCTTGCCTAAATATTTACAGCGCTGACCACTTAAAAAATCAAAAACAGTAATACTAGGGTAATAACTAAATGAATTCCATAACTGAAGATCGTCGAGATCTTGATGTTCCATCGGTGTGCTACACACATTATCGCTGCTTCTTCTTTGAACAAAAGCAGAGATAGGAAGTCTCCAATATATCGCACCGTTGCTAAGTAAACAGTGAAACAACGTTGCACGCCCGCTAATACTCCCCAAGCCAAATACCACACAGTCTTCAGTTTCGCCTTTATGTTTTCGTAAGTCATATAAATATTCTTTCCTTATTTTACAGTATATAGGTGGTATATTAGCATTTAAATAAGACATTGAATACTATTTAATAGCACCCCAATTATCCCCAGATTCATAATCTACTTTATTTGGAATTTCTAATTTAATAGCATCTTCCATTATTTTAACTATTTGTTCTGCATGTTCTGGTGATTCTACTGATATATCTACTTCATCATGTATTTGTATATTTTAGTCATATCAGCAGCAGATCCCTGTATTAATCTATTTAAAGCTTTATAAGTTCCAGCTCTTTTAATTCCTGGTCCATATTCTTTTAATGCTTCTGCATGTTTTTTAGGTAATCCAGCACCAAAGGTAGTTGGTTCCCAAAGATCAAAATGACAAACTCTTCCACCAAGTGTTCTAATTCTTCCAGATTCATCTGCTCTTCTTGATACAGCTTGCATCAATTGTTTTATGAAAGGTGCTTTAGCATGATATTGTGCAATCAATTTCTCAGCAGCTTCTTTCATTAAACCTAACTCAGCCATTAATTTATTCTTACCCATACCATACATTAAACCTAGATTAATTGTTTTAGCTTGTGATCTTTCTATCCCTGCCATTTTAGCAACAGCACTATGAAAATCTGCATTACCTTCTTTATAAGAATCCGCAATCTCATTTATACCATCTAATCTTTGTAGTTTAGCATAATGAATTAAAATTCTTGGTTCCTGTTGTGAGTAATCGAATACTCCCCACTTATGATTTTCTTCTGGAATAAATAAAGATCTAATCAATGGCCCAAGTTCTTTATGTCTAACTGGTATCTGTTGTAAGTTAGGATTAGACATTGAAAATCTTCCTGTAACAGTTCCACCATCATCAGATCTAATTTGATTTATATCCGCATGAATTCTTCCTTTATGAGAATGTTTTGAAATTGTATCTATAAAAGTCGTATGTGCTTTATTTATTTCTCTAGCATAAGAAATACCTTGAGCAATTTCATTTGGATGATTTGATAAAAAGTTTTTAGTAAAACTAGGTGCTCCAGTTTTTTCTGTTCTATCGTAAGGTAATTTCAAAGCATCAAATACTTTTGCAATAGAAGCTGCTGCCCATAATTCTACAGAAACACCAGTTAAGTCTTTGATTTTATTGATTATTTTATTTTCTTTATCTATTAATTGTTTTTTAATTATATCTGCTTTTTCAACATCTACTCTTACACCTTTGAATCTCATATCAACAAGACAAGGAAATAATTTTGTTTCCATATCAAATATAGTCCAAAGATCTTGATCAGCTAATTCTATTTTCATTCTATGCCAAAGTTTTAAAGTTGATTCAGCGTCTCTCTCAGCATACTGACCAACAAACATAGACGGAAGTTTCCACATATCTTTCTTAGCATCAATTCCATATTCTCTTGCAGCTGCTTGTAATACAGCTTCATCTTTACCTATTCCTGCGTATTCTTTTGCTAATGCATCTAATCTAAAACTCCATCTATTTTCATTTACTAATGAAGCAGCAATCATTGTATCTACGATTTTATCTGGAGGAGTTATTCCCGATGCTCTTAACCAACAAACGTCATACATCGCATTATGAAATACAAATACAGCTTCTTGTTTAAATAAATCTTGTAACCAATTTAAAACTAATTTCTTATCCATGTTACCACCACCTTCGTGTGCTATTGGATAATAACCGGACCAACCTTCTACTGCTACTGCAATACCTACAATAAATCCTCGACCAGTCACGCTTCCCGATCCGCGTTCCGTTAACTCTGGATCGCAGGTCTCTAAATCAATTGCAATTTCTTTATGACCACGAAGATCTTTTAGTTCTTCTGGTACTACCCATTCTGTTTGTGGTGTAAATAATATTTGTTGAAACGTTCTTGTCATTGTACCATCGTTGAAATGTACAAGGCAAGTGATATGCCGTATAGTATTAATGCTATTTCCATCTTCTCTCCTTTGTTATTTATCTTTATAATCTCTTTCTAATATCATTTCTAAATAATGAATTGCTTTTAGAACATCTTCCTTTTTACCTTTTAACTTATGCCTACATATATACTTGATTGCATTGCCTTCTGCAAACGGTAAATCGTTTTCGTTAATAAATTTAGATGGTTGTATTTTCATTACTTTGTAATGAGAACCACCGACTTGTCTAAAGAATGTTTTATTTGTCATATAGTATAAGCTTTATTAAAATCCCTTGGATCTACAATATGTAATTCTTGTTTAGCTCTTGTAAAAGCTGTGTAGAATAACCTATGCAAATCATCAGGATCTTCATCTCCTTGTTTAATTGCTGCTGTTGTAAGATCTAATAAAACTAAAACTTTTTCACGTTCGCCACCTTTGGCACCGTGAATAGTAGACATAAGAATTCTTGGAGTTTTATTTATCTTCTCACCATTAGCTCTCATGTTACGAATATAGTTCTCTGTAATCGTATCAACACCTTCAAATGATTCATACCATACTTTATCATTAAGTAAACCATGATTTTTAATACAATCTTTAATTGTGTATTTTTCTTCTGCTTTCAATGTCTTAGCATCTCTATATCCAGGAGTTACATTAGAACCTAAATATTTATAAATGTTTTTAATCTGTAAATAATTTAATTCTTTATTACCTCTAAAATCTTCCCAATTACTTAAAGCTAATAACAATTCTAATGAAATAGAATTCATTCCTTTATATTGATAATACCAACCCTGTAATTCACACAGTTCTTTAACCCCATCTAAAAAATGATTTGCTGAAGCTAATACTAACCATTCCCCCTGCGACATATTGACCTGCGTAATATCTGTATAATAGCTTAATAAACCTGTTTCTTGGCGTGGTTTATATGTTTTTTCATATCTATTCTTAACTCTAGATATAATCTTTTGAGATAATTCGTGTATAGGGCCACCTGGAATACGATAAGATTGATTAAGTGTCTTAATCTCATCTACCTCATCTCTTAATGTTATAAAGTGATCTATATCGGCTCCTGCCCATCTAAATATAGCTTGGTCATCATCTCCTGCTATATAAGTCTTTTCTGCTTTATTCCATATAGCTCTAACCATCTCCCATTGTAAATGAGATAGATCTTGTGCTTCATCTATAAATAATACTTTAAATTTTGGAGCTTTATCTTGTTGAATAAATTCTTCTAATAGATCTGTAAAATCTTTTAATCCTTTTTCTTTTTTATATTTTTTAAGTTCTTGATCTAATAAAAATAACACATCTCTTTCTATATCTAATAAGTTTCTTCTTGTGTCATAATACTCTAATAGATCCATTCTCTTAACCCTAGCTGTATTAATAATAGTTAAGTATTCATTATCCGAATTAAATATTCCATCATCTTCTGAATAAGATGCTGTTTTGATAGGTATATTACATCTTAAACCAAATTCTCTATAATCTTCTTTACCCATCATCTTATCTTTAGTTATACCTAATAATCTAAATGCAAATGAATGTAATGTTCTAAAATAGGTTAAATCATGTTCAACACTTAATCCAAACTTCTCCGAAGCTCTTGTTGCTGCTTCTATCGCTGCTTTCTTAGTAAAAGAAAAATAACCTATCTCTTTAGGCTTTACACCTTTTTTTATAAATTCGTCTACTAAATTTAACAACGTTGTTGTCTTTCCTGTTCCCGGTGGTCCTAATATTATTGTCTTCACGTTTTTTTAACCTCCTTTCTAAAAAAGTTACCTTAATTAATAATCTTCTGTTTTTATCTTCTAAAAACTCAATTCTTTTTTTATATTTTAAATACCAATTAGTTCCTATTTCCATTAAAAATGTTGTTCCTGATATTTAACTTGAGACACAGAAGCTTCTATCTTTTTCATAGTCTTAATCTTAACTAATCTAGGTTCTTGACCTTTAATCTTCATTCTAGTTTCTTCTACAAATATAGTCTTTAATTGTTTAATTAAATTACCAGTCTTAATCTTATCAAACTCCCAATGATTCTTTTTGCAAAAATTAAAGAAATCTTCCATTCTAAAATATGTAAATTCTCTTTTATCATCTGTATAAGGAAGCTTATTAAATATATCATCCATAGTTCTTGCATTTTGTCTATTGGTAGTCCAATCCTGTAATAAAGATATTATTTGATTTTGAGGATCTAAAGATTCTAATGGTTCAACTATTTGTAAATTATCAACAAGTGGTTTTAAATAAAATTCTCTCCAATCTTTTTCTTTTAATTTTGGTACCAATAAATCTG